CTATCAACAAGGGTTTCTGGGGAGATGTTGTACTGCATGATGAGATGAGGATACAGGGAGTTAAGATCAAAACTCGCAACCCATTCATACATGCCTGGTGTAGGTTCTTTAACATAAGCTCCTGCATACTGATCATCCTTCTTACTACTTATCTTAGGGGGAACAACGATGTTTCTTTTAGATAGGTCATTGTATATGAGAGTGTCCCACATACGTACCTGACTATAAACATCAGACAGATTAACCTTAGCATCATAAGATAAAGTTAATGCTAACTCAATCAGTTTCATCTTGTCTTCCAGACGGTCAACAAGTTCCACGTCAAGTATATTATATTCTACAAACTTCTGCCAATCGTTTGTATAAAATGCTTTAAAGTTCTCATACTCACTGTGATCTAGTTTTTGTTGTCCTAGTTCTACATTAGCAATATGATCTAAACGATAAGAGGATTGTGCTGAATAAGTAAACTTCTGATAGAGATCAAGATAGTCAAGGATCGTAACACCAGCAATTTGATATGCCAGTTGCTTACGACCCCTAATGACTAACTCTCTATCTACTACTCTATTCCATGGTGAGAGGGACTTCTTCCACTTCTCACCTAGCACCCGCTCCATGCGACGACAGATGTACGGGATGTCATATAAATTACAGTTCCAACCTGTAATAACATCGGGAGTATTATTGACCCACCACGTATGGAAGTCCTGTAACAACTCCTGCTCCGTCCAAAAGACCCGATACTCAACGTTATCGGGAGCATTAAATTCCCTGATACCCCAAGTAACAATTTTCTTGGAGACAACATCCTTCATGGTGATGCATAGCACCTCCTCACGGCACTCCTCAACTGAGGGGAACCCATTATCACATCCAACTTCGATGTCAATCGTAAAGATCTTCATCGCATCCATATCAAAACGGATCTCGTCAGGGAATCTATCAGCAATGTACTGATACACGAACCGTTCGTACCCATGTACCTCTAGACCATCAACATGCTCATACTTCTCAATGAAATTACGAGCATCCCTAGCACCATCAAAGGACTTCGGGTGTGCATAACGTCCGTCTAGAGTCTTATACTTTGACTTCTTGGATTGATCCCGTGGGACAAAGTATAAGGTAGGTCGAACTTTCTCCCTGTACTGGACAGGTTCTTGGCCTTCATACCCTCTATAGAGTATATCGTCACCAAGCAGAAGAACGTCCGTATAAAAATCCATTAACCTCCCGTCGCTTTCTTGTAAGCATCTGCAATAGTAGCAGATGGATCCATTATAGTAAAGAGTAGGTCAGATGTCAAGAACAAATCTCTCTGGTCTGTATGCTTGGGGTATGGTTCTAATGTACCATCATCATGCACCTTCATACATTTCTCTATAAGAAGACTAGGTTCTTCATCTAACTCAGTCAGCTGTCCCAACAGGTGTAATTGGCAGTTCGTCTTCAGTAGTATCAGTTTGAGCATTGGCTTCTAGTAGTTCATTGTACTTTGATAAGAGATTATCATGTGGTTCATATATGAGTGCCACCGATGGTATAGGTAAGAATATATAAGAGTGCTTTGACAATGGAACATATGTCTGAAACTCTATGTCAATCTCATCTAAATTGAGTGACTGTTCTTGTTCCAACAGTAACGTTCCATTAGGTTTGATAGTTAAAGCATATGGGAAATCCAATTTATATGCCATAGCAGGACCTTCCTCATTCTGACGCATCTCTTTTACGTCAGCGATTACGTCCTCGCCGTTTTGCATTCTTACGACCTTTACGCTCATAGTCTTTCTCCATTAGTGTGTAGTAGGATTCTTTAATCAAATCTGTAAATGCTCGACGGGCATTAATATTCTTCTCTTCAGAAAGAATGTGCACGTACTGCATAAACTCATCCATGTGCTCAGGTGGAATATCCACTGTAAGAGTTTCACTCTTCTCAGTGTATGCTGGACATAGATTAACATACATATTCATTTTTGTCTCCAAACAAAAAGAGACCTCGTGGGTCTCTTCGGTTGTGTTTTATATAGGCTTTAGATCAGATCAGGATCTGGTATACAATCTTCACAGTTAGGATCACCATCCCACTCCTCATCTTCTAACCCTGCAGGTACCTTAGCAGGTGGGTGTAGGGTTATGTGACCCTCAAGTGGTTGGTGTGCATGCTCAAGTAGATGATCTATCTTAGATAGAAGATCCACCCTTGATCGTAATAAATGATCTATCTTCCGTTCGATATTCGCCAGTCTGTCAATCATCTCTGGATGAGGTGCATGTCCTGCTGGTGGAAGATCAGCTGGAACTGGAACTGTTGGTGGATATGCTGCTGCATATGCTGGATCTACATCACCTCCTGGAATTGGATTAGTTACTTGTGTTGTAAATTGTGATTCAGTCATTCTCCTTTTTGTCTTGCGGTTCTTGTACTGGTTCTACCAGTGGTGCGATGTCAGGAAGTTTGGTATCAGTAAGTACCTGTACAGGAACAGCCACAGCAGCTATAGCAACTGTTGTAAACACTAATCCTGCTTCTAGTAATTGTAATAGTTCTACCAATCTTCATCTCCTTTGTAGATCCTTAACCCACTGTTGTCTGCCACAGAATCCGTGTGCATCCTTCTCACCATCCATATGGTATTTGGTATGCAGGACTTCTACCATAAGGAAGAATCCTATACACATCATTGGCAACATCCAGAGTGGATGACCAAAAACCTCACAAAATTCTTTGTAATAATCTTCGAACTTCACTCTGGATATGTAGTTACTATATGTATACTATCACATATAGTCTTTTCTTGCATGGTGCTCAGGAACTATCTTACCAAGTAAGACATTCAGTAGTCCATCTTCGAAATCAACATGCTTGATCTCTACATCCTCAGAGAGTTGCCATGACCTACTGAAGTTCCTCTTAGAGAGTCCTCTGTAAGCATACTCTTCCTCCTCCTTTGCCTCTGCTACCTTACCTTCTACAAAGAGTTTACCATACTCGGTATACACTTTGACTTCATCCTTTTTAAATCCTGCTAGTGCGACCTCCAAACGTGATTCATGATTACTAAGATGAATCAAATTGTAGGGTGGGTAGTTTGTCGTTTGATCTTGACTAAAGAAAGAATCAAAGTATGTATCTAGTCCTATGCCATACTTGTTGATCTTTTCCATAAGCTGTGGAAGATCTGTCGCACGATAACGTGTTAGGTTTCCCATTTGGTATGCTCCTTTACTAAGCGAGTTTGTGTTTTGTGGTCCCCGAAGGCAACCACATATATTTATAGCATATCGGCCTGATACTAGTGGTAGTGCTTTCCGAATAGTACATATGTAACAGTTACTTTCTGCCTAAATAGAATCACCTAGGTATAAACACATGAAAAAAGCATTCTTGCTTTTTGGTATGATTTTGATGAGTAGCTCTGTCGCAAGAGCAGATATACACCACCGTATGACTACAAGTGCTGCTCTGACTGTGGACGCAGCTGCAACTTCTGTTACTAGAGCTGGAAATACATTTAGTGTATCGGGAAATAATGTCACAACAACAGTAACACCGTCTGGTGGATCTGCTGCTGCCAGTCTTGGTGGTATATCTGCCGTAAGTAACACAGGCGTTGCTACGTTTGTAGTGCCAGATGCTACACAAACGACTGCTGGAAATGCATTCAGCTACACAGCTAGTGTAACTACAGGGGACGCTATAGGTTCTGCACCTTCTACTGGTGCTGTTGCTGCATACTCTAATCAGTATTCTACTGCTGCTGGAACTGCTGGAGACCTAGCTGGTCAGGTTACTAGTGCTCACGGATTTGGTACAAGTGCTGCTGCTCCTACTGCTGGTGGTGCAGGTACTACAGTGACTACACAATTCGTATCTGAACTGACAGTTAGATAGTGATATATAGTGATGAAGAAAACTATTGCCCTATATGTGACTGCTGTGGGTACTGCACTTGTAAGTGTTGTACCTGCGATGGCGGTCCCCGTGGTCCCCAACTTCACCCAGGGCTCAATGACGAGCCACACCGAAACAACCTCGACAGTGACTGAGACAATTAACTCTATTGATTATAATACAGGATGGCAATATTCAGTAACGGGCACAGGAATTTCACACGATGGATCAAGTCTATTACCCGACGCAAACGTGGTATCGGGTTCAGTAGACGTACTTGGTTCAGCCACAGACACAACGCCCCAGACAACATCTCAACTGGATCTATCCACCCTAGGAGACTTCACAATAACGACTCCAGGAGCAGGTTTCCAACTAACGACTACATATATGGGACCAGGTATATCCAATCAGACGATAATCCAACGTACCACCAACGTAACAAGCGTCACAGATACAACAAGTATCTTCTCCCAGTAATAGCAGCGTTAACATGTTCACCTGCCTATGCGACAGACGTAGGTGGTGTTAGTGCAACTGCCAATCCGATAGCTAATAGTTCGGGCTCAGTCACCAACCAGGCAATACAAGTATTACAAGGTCCGTATATAACTAACACCTATGGTGGTGGCATATCGTGTCAGGGACCTACCCTCAATATCACTCCCTTCGTGACACATGCGTTGTCACATCAGAATCCTAAAGAATATTACTATAATGATCCTGTCTACAACAATGCAGACAATGATGACGATGGTATTCCAGATAATCCTGGTCAAATCCTATATCATATCCCTACAAGAACTGGACAGAAGGACAACCTGAATTTTAATTTAGGTCTAAGTGCTACGATCTCAATACCATTAGACAGACAACTACAAAATGGTTGTAAGAAAGCATATACTACACAGACAGCACTACAGGCACAGATACTTGCCAACAAGAGACTAGACTTTGAGATAGCTAGACTTAAAAATTGTGGTGAACTCAAACAAGCTGGGATTGTATTCCATCCCAAATCACCTTATGCTTCAGTATGTGCTGACGTTGTGGTTACTTTACCCCAGAACGGACTACCAAATCATTCACACAGTATCCCACAAGTAACTGCTAATGACAACAAGGATGAAGTAACAACCTATGAGGTTGATGGAAATGGTAATCAAACCATCAAGAACAAAACAGTACGAGTAAAGACATCAGCAACTGAAGTATCAATCTTTGAGTATGATGATAAAGGAAAGGCAACACTCATCAAGAGAGAAACCTTAGGTCCTAATGAAGACTTCACATTCGAACCAATTTCTGTATCGAATCCAGTTGTAGAAAAATAACTCTGAGGGAAGGATTCGAACCTCCAAGACCCGCCTCGCTAAATTTGGATCGGCTGGGAAACAACCAGCTATGTTTACCGTTTCATCACCTCAGATTGAGTGTCAGCTTAGTGCCGATATAAGGCGTTGTATACCAATG